GGAACAGGAGGTTATGTGCCCTTCAACCACCTGTCGGGAGCGGGTACCGAGTTCTCCGCTTCCATACGCACCTACTGCCCTGCGGTCCAATCATCTCGCCAAAGAGATACCCGTACTGAAACTTGCCAAATACAAATTGATCGGCAGGAAGCATTGTCAACGAAATACGAATAGGCATTGCACCAAGATATCTACCTTCAGTAACGGCAAAGACCACACCTTCAGGAACAGATACGTTTTGGATACCGGCCTCATCGACACCAGCAGACACGAATATATTAACTCCCCAGATATTACCGAAGATACCAGTTAACAGAATGTCTCTGGAAGTGATCGGATCGTAATCCATAGAGTTAATGTTTCTTTTGAAATCGCCAAGTTCAGCACGATTCATCAGGAACTTATCGCAAATTAATCTGTGTCTTTCAACTTCAAACTGCATCGACTCAAGAACTGACTTATTAATCGTTGAAGAAATAGTAATTCTAGAGTTTTCTAGGTTAGAAGCTTGATAAAGCTCACGAAGTCCATTTCTATCTTCTTGAAGCATGATCTGGAAGGTAGCTTTATCATGAGTACGGTCAACAATGTCAAACTGACGTTTGGCAATTTCGGCCATGTTTATTTTTGGGAATGCAGTGACCCAGTATTCAGCTGGGAATACACGATTACCCTTAACGACTGCTTCAATAGTCTGACCGTCTTCTTGGATAATAAGAGCGGTAACATTTATATCCTTTTCATAAGATATAATTTGACCTTGAGCAACTTCGTGTGTTTTGAAGACTTGACGTATGAAACCTTCATAGTCCAGTCTGTCCAGAATAAGAGGAATCATTTCTGCTCCAAATCTCATTCTTTCTTCTTCATTTCCACCGAAAGCGGCTTCCATGATTCTTTGTTTCTCATCTGCTGAATAAAAAGAACCCGATTTTTTATACTGCTCTCTCAGTGCAGCAAATTTTTGCTGTTGAGTAATCGCATCTTTTTTATCATATGCATTGAGTTCACCCTTAGAGTCGAACATGTCTTCTTTCGAAGCTGTCTTCTCACGTCCGGTAGAATCTGTTCCACCATACGCTTTTGGGTTTAGCAACCTCTCATCTTGTTTAGAGGCAACTTTTTTGATTTCTTTCTTTTCCATATTATTAGCCCACATGTTTAGTTACCTCCTTATATCTTCAGCTTGAAATGGAGTTCAGGATCTTCAGCAGTCGGAACTTTTGTAACGACACCAACGATAGAACCACCACCATTAGTCGAAGTAATATATCCTGTAGCATTCGAATAAACGTTACCCATAAGAGTATAAGAAACGCCTGTGTCGTATACTAAGGTCGCAACTTCGCCAGCATCTTCTAGCGTAGCAGCTTTTCTTGAACCTAAAGTTTGATCTATACCGACTAGATTCGGGTCTTGGTATAAATAGGATACGTAAATCGTATCAGTAGCACCGATTGCACCAGTTGATGTTCTGGTTACTGTTCCATTAGTTGTACTCAGAGTATAATCTGTAGTAACAGTATACGCAGTCGTACCATCAGAAACGATGACTGAACCGGTTTTAAGATTTGCATGTTTTAAATAAGCTACAAAGGCTGTATTTGGCGAATCACCGTAAGTCTGGGGTTCGTCAATTATTGGCTTATAAAAACTAAGCGTTTTGTGGCAATAGAATAGTCCGATTAAATTAGTGTCATTAGCATCAGCAGTCTTCAGAACAGGAACTCCATCCGAATTAGCTTCTAACTTCGCTACACAACCGGCAATAAATTCTGCATTCTCGTCTACATCTCTGTAGCCGGGATTAGCGAGACCGCTAAGTCTACGCACGGAATTTACAATACCATTCATGCCAAGATCAGGAAGTGTTGCCATAATCTTTCTCCTAGCAATTTATAATATCAAGCAATTAGGGTTTGCTTCTTACCCACGCACAATTCCTCTATTATTGGAAACGTGCTTCCAGTAATTACTATACATCTCTTTTCTAGCATCTTTATCAACACTGAATCCACGAAGAGGTGCATCTACACTGGCTTCTTTTTCTCTGGATGATTCCTCAGTTTTGTCCTCTACAGGACTTACTTCTGCTTGTTTGACTTTATA